CGAATGATCATTGTGAAGGGGCCGCCAGATCAAACAGAATGGGTAGCAGAGACAGAATCGGCGGCCGAACCGCATGGCAACCGTTCAAGTTGAGCTGCCGCCGAAGCTCGTTCCCATCTTCTCAGGTCAAGCGGACGTTAGGGGTGCGTGGGGCGGACGCGGATCCGGCAAGACCAGATCATTTGCCAAGATGACCGCGATCCGCGCCATGATGTGGGACAGGGCCCACCGGGAAGGGATCATCCTTTGCGGCCGACAGTTCATGAACTCCCTCGACGATAGTTCGATGGAGGAGATCAAGGCGGCCATCAGGTCCGAGCCCTGGCTTCATGAGCACTTCGAGATCGGCGAGAAGTTCATACGCACAAAGTCGCGCCGCATCGCCTACAAGTTCGCCGGCCTCGACAGGTCGATGGACAGCATCAAGTCAAAGTCGCGCATTTTGCTCTGTTGGGTAGACGAGGCCGAGCCCGTTACCGAGGAGGCATGGATCAAACTGATCCCAACGTTACGCGAAGAGGACAGCGAGCTATGGGTTACATGGAACCCGGAAAGCAAGCGGTCGCCAACGCATCGACGGTTCAGGGAAAGCAGGACCGACCCTCGTGTGAAAATCTGCGAGATCAACTGGCGCGACAATCCATGGTTCCCGTCCGTACTCGAGCGGACGCGGCAGCGCGATATGCGCGACAGGCCCGATCAATACGATCACATCTGGGAGGGCGCGTTCGCGACGGTCTTCGAAGGCGCTTACTACGTCAAGGAGTTGATCGCCGCCAGGGACCAGAACAGGATTAAGGCGGTTAGCGTAGACCCACTGTTGCCTGTGCACACGGCATGGGACCTTGGCATCGGTGACAGCACTGCGATTTGGTTCTTTCAGGTCGTAGGCAAGGAAATCCGCGTCGTCGACTTCTACGAGAACCATGGTCAAGGGCTTCCCCATTACGTCGCGATGCTCACGGTTAAGGGCTACCGCTATGGCGACGATTGGGTTCCACATGACGCCAAGGTCAGGGAATTGGGCACCGGCCGAACGCGGATTGAGACGCTTGAAGGGCTGGGCCGCAAGCCGCGCCTGGTGCCCAATCATACATTGCAGGACGGTATCAACGCGGTGCGAGAGACGCTGCCGTTTTGTTGGTTCGACGCGCAACGTACCGACGTTGGTTTAGACGCGCTGCGCCAATATCGCAGCGAGTACAAAGAGGACACGGCTGTTTTCAACGACCGGCCCTTACACGACTGGACGAGCCACGCGGCCGACGCCTTCCGTTACCTCGCGATGGCCTGGCGCGAGATGCAGCCGGAAAAGCCGAAAGAGCCGCCGAAGGATCGCGTCGTGTTCGAGATCGTGGATGGCCAGCTGCGGAGCAACATGACGGTGCGAGAGATCATTGAGGCCAAGCGGCGAAAGAAGGCGATGAATGGCTGATTCTGAAACGGCTGGCGAAATGGATAGCGAAGAGGAAGCGCTACGTCGCGGCCTCCCGCTGCCGGCCGTCTTTCTCAAGCACATAGAGAGGCAGAAGAAAGACGAGGAGCCATGGCGCAAGGCGGCAAAGAACGCGATTGCCGTTTATGAAGCGGGCGAACCGGACAAAACGTCGGAAGCGCCGTCATTCAACATCCTCCATTCCAACATCGAGACGACCGTTCCCGCGCTCTACAACTCGACGCCGATCCCTGACATCCGCCGACGGTTCGGCGATGCCGATGGTGTGGCGAAAGTTGCCGTTGATGTGATCGAACGGGGGCTGTCCTACTCTGTCGACGAGTATGATTTTGACGGCACAATGCGCGAAGCAACGCGGGACGGGGAACTTGCCGGTCGCGGTACGGCGCGCGTGCGTTACGAGCCTCAAATGATGCAAGGGCCAGATGGTCCGGTCATCGGCAGCCAGACTGTCACTTGCGAGCATGTGATCTGGGACAAGTGGGGCCACGGGCCGGCGCGGTCTTGGGAAGAGGTGCCGTGGGTCTACTTTGAGCACGACTACACGACAGACGACTTGCTCAAGATCGGCGTGTCTCAGGAGCGTATTGACCGGCTGTCGCTCAACGACCAGCATGAAGAGGACAAGTCTGACAGCGCGTCAGGTGTCGAGAACAAGGGCATCCTCAAAACCTGCCGGGTTTACGAGGTCTGGGACAAGCGCCGCCGCGCTGTGCTGTTTATCGCCGATCAGGACAAGAATGAGTTTCTGGCCGTCAAGCCGGACCCATTGAAGCTCAAGCAGTTCTTCCCGATGCCCGAAGCGTTGCAGCCGCTTCGCAAGCGGGCGGACATCACGCCAATATGCCCCTATGAGGTTTACAAGCCTCTGGTCGAGGAACTAGATCGCGTCACCAAGCGCATTCGGTCGCTGGTCAACCAACTTCGCGTGCGCGGCCTGTATGACAAGCGCTTGGCGGAGGACTTCGAGCGGTTGCGGTTCTGCGAGGATGGCCAGTATGAACCGGCCAACGACGCATCCGCGTTCGCGTCTGGCGGCGGCGGTCTAGAGAAGGCCATTGCACACTGGCCGATGCAAGAGACAATCGCCGCGTTGCAGCAGCTTTACCAGCAGCGCGAGCAGGTCAAGCAAACGATTTACGAGGTCACGGGTCTATCTGACGTGCTTCGTGGCGCGACAAACCCCAATGAAACGTTGGGTGCGCAGCAACTCAAGGCGCAGGTCGGCAGCCAACGGTTGAGCACGCGCCAAGGCCAGGTCGCGCGGTTTGCTCGCGATCTGTTCCGGCTCAAAGCCGAGATTATGTGCACCCACTTCACGCCCGAAAACCTCCAGGCCATGACGCAAGTCGAGGTCAATGAGGAAGTGATTGGATTGTTGCGCAATCAGATGATGCGGTCTTACAGGATCGATATCGAATCAGACAGCACGATACGAGCCGACGTGGCCCGCAGCCAAGAGCAGATGACGCAGTTCCTACAGGGCACGGCTCAATACGCGCAGTCCATGGCGTCAGTTTTGCAGATGGCGCCCGGCGCCACTGGCGCGGTCGTCGAGATATATGCGGCGTTCGCGCGGCACTTCAAACTTGGCAAGTCTGCCGAAGATGCGCTGGAAAAACTGGTACAGGCCGCACAGCAGCCGGCCGAACCGCAGCCTAGCCCGGAGGAACAGAAGGCACAGGCCGAGCTTCAGCGCATGCAAGCTGAGATGCAGATGAAAGGCCAGCAGGCGCAAGCTGACATGGCGATGGCGCAGCAGAAAGCGGAGATCGATATGAGCATGGCCCAACTCAAGGCGCAGATGATGCAACTTGAGTTGCAGACCAAGCAGCAGCTCGCATCCCTCGAAATCCAGAAGGCTGAAATGGAGATCGGCTTGAAGCGGGAGGCGATGGCCATGGATCGAGAGGCAAAGGTGTTTGACATGCAGACGCGCCAGCAGATGTCTGAAATCGACATCGACGCGCGCCGTCGCAAAGCCGAAGCGCAAGCACAACCGGGGGCCGCCGAATAATGCCGACCTACGTTTGGGACCGCAGTCGAGAGCTTTTCGTTGACAAGAAAACGCGAGAGCCGATGCAGGTCAAAGACGAGAACGCGATCTGCAAGCCTTACGTCTGTTCCGACATCAATGAATATATGTCGCCAGTGACGGGGCTGCCGATCACGTCGCGTTCGCATCGTCGCGAAGATTTGAAGCGGCACGACTGCTATGAGGTCGATCCGCCCAAGCGCCAACGCGCGCTAAGCAATCCGCGTTTTGCCGCCAAGCATAGGCTCCCGTTCGGGGATGAAGCGAAGGAAAAGGCGGCGCGCAAGGTTGCGGCTGAAAAGAAAAGATTGAAGGAGCGTTTGCATGTCTCTTGAAGCGTCAACCGAGTTTGCAGAGGCGCCTGCGGCTCCCGTTGCGGATGCGCCGGCACCAGCGCCGGCCGAAACGGTGCATCGCGAAACGCCTGAGGTTGATAGCGACCAAGCCTGGGACGATGAGCTGCGCAGCGTTTACCGTAACGCCAACCGTGCACGGGACGAATCCGGCAAGTTTGTCGGCAAGGACGGCAAGTCCGTCGAGGAAGCCCCAGAGCAGATCGAGGCGAAAGCGCCAGAAGAGACTAAGCCGATTGTGCCGGCCATCGAGCCGCCGCGCACCTGGCAAGGCGATCTTAAAGACAAGTTCGCGGCGCTGCCGCCCGAAGTGCAGAAGATCGTTGCCGAGCGCGAAGCCGAGGCGCAGGAAGTCCGAACCGCTGCCGGTCGTTTGACGGCCGAATATTCGCCGATCCGCGAAACGCTATCCAAGCACGCAGACTATCTTGGCAAAGTGGGTCAGCCGCTCGACCAGTATCTTGATCGAGTTATCAGTATCTCGCACCAACTCGACAACGGCAACGCGGCCGGTGTCATCCAAGAATTGGCCAAAGCATACAAGGTCGATTTGTTTGCGCTGGCGGACCCGTTTGCGGCGCCAGCGCAGGTCGATCCTCAAATCGCTACGCTTCAGCAGGAAGTGCAGCAGCTTCGCGCGCACATCGAACAGCAGCAGCGCACCGAGCAAAACCGACAGCGCCAAGCGCAGGAAAACGAGCGCACGCAGGTTCTATCCGTTGTTGACGAGTTTTTGTCTCGCGTTCCTGATGTCAAAGGCTACGAGGCGGAATTGGAGGCTCAGATAGCCGCTGCCCGTCGCGCCGCTCCCGATCTCGCACCTAAAGACCTCATCCAGAAAGCCTGGGAAACTGTGGTCTGGTCCAACGAGAAATTGAGAGCCGCCCGACTTGAGGCCGACCGCAAGGCGCAAGCGGAGGCGGCACATAAAGCCGCTCGCCAAGCGCAGAACGCAGCCAGCGTCAATGCCCGTGGTGCTCCGAAACCCGCCGCTGACGGCGAGGATTTGGACGCCGATCTTCGCGCCGTGTGGCGCAAAAACAATCGATAAGGATCATAGGCCATGGCCTCTCCAAACTCGACCTTCACCGAAATGGTCACGACCACGATGCGCAAGCACAAGCGCAAGGTGGTCGATAACGTGACCAAGAACAACGCGCTTTTGACGCTTCTCAAAGAGCGCGGCAACATCAAGACCGACGCCAGCGGAGGTTACGAGATCACCCTCCCGCTGAGCCACGCGGAAAACGCCACCTATCAGCGCTATTCAGGCTACGACACGATGAATATCGCGGCGTCTGACGTCCTGTCGGCGGCGAAATACGACTGGCAACAGGTGGCGCTGCATGTGACGGCTTCCGGCCGGGAGCTCCGCATGAACAACGGCGAGGAGCGCTTGATCAATCTGGTCAAGGCGCGCACTGAAGTTGCTTTTGCGACCGCCGCCAACAACATGAGCATCGACCTCTACTCGGACGGCGCTTTGACCAATCAGATCGGCGGCCTCAAGCATATCATTCAGGCGGCCGGCACCGGCACGGTAGGCGGCATCAACTCGTCGACCTACACGTTCTGGAAAAACAAGTTCAACGAGATCGCGGCCGGCGGCGGAACCACGGTAACGTTCGCCAACCTCAAGGCGGCCATGAACGCTCAATGGATGGCCCAGACGCGCGGCCAGGACAAGCCTGATCTGCTGGTGTCAACTCACGACCTGTTCGCGATCTACGAGAGCGGACTGCAGGATAACCAGCGCTATGGCGACGCCAAGCTCGGTTCGCTCGGGTTTGAAAGTCTAAAGTACAAGTCGGCGTCGATCATTTTCGACGACAACACCAATTTTGGCACCACGGACGAATTGGTCTACTTCCTGAATACCAAGCATCTCTATCTCATGGAGCACCCGGACGCGCGCTGGACCGAGGATGATGAGAAGGTGCCTGTAAATCAGGATGCCGTTGTTGTGCCCATCTATTGGATGGGTCAGCTGTGCTGCTCGAATCGGTCCCTGCAGGGCCGTATCCACGACCTCGCCTAATCAGGAGATCAAACATGACCATCGCAGCAGGCGCCCTCCTTACGGGCACTTGGACTTCAGCGCAGTTGGCTGCTGGCGGCACTCCTGCTGTCGGCGATCTTTTCACCGCGTCGGGCGGAAAGATCTACAAGTTCGTACAGTACGACACGGGCGCTGGCGGCGTTGCTGCCGTCGCAGGACAGGTGGCGTACTATTATGCGCCGGGCGGAACGTCGGCTGGCGCAACTACGGTTGTGACGTCCGATCTGTCGGACAGTGCAGGCGTGGGGGCTGGCGTCCTTCAAGCAGCGCCGGGCGACGGTGAATACGGCTGGATTCAAATCAAGGGGGCTGCCACGCTGTCGATTGCATTGACGGCTGGCGGCGACGGTGCCCAGCTCACACCAACCGGAGCGACCGATGGTACGCTTGATGTGTCGACGGCATCAACGGATCACATCTGCGCGGCGGCTATCGACGCATCCGCAAAAATTGTGATGTGCGATTTCCCGTTCTGATCATCTCGGAGGGGGCATTTCGCCCCCTCCACATCGCTAGAGGTATGCAATGACATCCGTTCGGATCATCAAGTTTTGGACTGAGTACAAAATGCGCGACGGCCAGATGGTGGGCGTCGATTGGGCCGAATATTGCGCAGTCGGCATGGCGCAGCGTGCATCTACCTGCGATCCGATCAATCGTTTGTCGCGCGTCATGCCGGAAGCGGCGGCAGACAATCCCGCTGCTCGCATGGCTTTGGATCGATGGAACGCGATCAAGCCGGCTTATGAAGCCTGGAAGGCAGGCCAGGATTTGCCGGTGAACGGCACGCCGCTAGCGGCATGGGCTGGAATTTCGCAAGAGCAAGCCGAAGGCTTGAAGATGGCCGGCATTCGCACTGTAGAGGAGTTGGCGGACGCAACCGAATCCGTCATTACCCGAGTGCCGCTACCCAACATGCGCGCCTTGAAGGATATGGCCGCGCTGTTCCTGAAATCGTCGGACAAGGCCAAGATTGCCGACGAAATGGCGACGATGGCGCGCGAAAATCAAGCCCTCAAAGATGAGCAGGAGGAGATGCGCCGCATCGTGCTCGAAATGCAAGAAGAGCTTCGTCAGAAGCGCGGTCGGCGCAAGGCGGGCAGCGATGAGCCCCAAGCAGAGGCGGTGTAATCTATGAGCCTGTTGACGATCATCCAAGACGCATCGGATCGAATCGGGATTGTGCGCCCGTCGGCCGTCACGGGCTCGGCTGATCATCAGGTACGCAATCTGCTGGCGTTGGCCCAGCAAGAGGGCAAGGAGCTGGCGCGCCGTGGGTCGTGGCAGACGATAACCAAAGAAACGACGTTTCTCACGACCGCAGCCGAGACGCAAACCAACGCGCTGCCTGCGGATTACGACCGCATGATCCCTGGCACGTTCTACAACCGCACACAAAAGCGCATCGTCACTGGTCCCCTTACGGCGCAAGAATATGCCGACTATAAAGGGCGCCTCACGTCGCTAGTGTATGAAGCGTTTAGGATCAGGGGTAATTCAATCCTGATTCTGCCAACGCCAACGGCCAATGAGACGATGGCGTTTGAGTACGTGTCGAAATACTGGGCCGGCACAAGTGCAGACACGGCGTCAACGGCGGCAGCGTTTGCAGCGGATTCGGATCAAGCATTTCTTGATGAAGAGGCTATGACGCTGGGCGTTGTGTGGCGCTATCTGCGCAGCCGTGGCCTGGACTATGGGGAGGCGTTCGCGGCATACGAGCGGCATGTGGCTCAACTGCTCGGCCGCGACGGTGGCGCCAGAACACTGTACATGGGTGCTAGGGCGGATACGCGCGTTCCCCGCGCGCCGCAGGTGCCAGACGGAAACTGGCCGCTGTGATGCTGCTCGACCGCGCCCCTCAAGCAATCAACCGGCGCCGCGCCAAGGTTGTCAGGCCGACAACGATCCCGGCACCAGTTGAGGGATGGGATGCGTCAACGGCGCTGGCGACGATGAGTCCGGCGCGGGCAGTGCAACTCAAGAACTGGTTTCCGCAGCCCGGCTATATCGAGGTTCGGCGGGGTTCACGCTATCATTCATGGGATATTGGTGCGTCTCCTAAGACCGTTTCGTCCATTGATACCGGAACAGAAACCCTGACGTCCAATAGCCACGGGTTCTCCGATGGTGACGAGGTCAAGGTCTATGCGACAACGACAATCCCGGCCGGGTTGTCGGACAACCGCACATATTACATTGTCAGCAGCGCGACCAATACATTCAAACTGGCGACGACGTCGGGCGGCTCTGCCGTTGACATAACGTCGGCCGGCTCGGGCACGATCTACGTTTGGAAGCTGACCGAGCCCGACGTCGAAACACTGATGACGTGGCACGGGCCGGCGTCGTCAAAGATGTTCGCGGCCGGTGGTGGTGCGATTTGGGACGTCACGTCGCGGGCCAAGGCGGTCCCATCATCGCCTGGTTATTCCAGCAACCGCTGGCAATGGACGATGATGACGACCAGCGGCGGCACCTATCTGTGGTGCTGCAACGGCACGGATGCCGCAGTTCACTACAACGGAACGACTTGGGCGGCGCCGTCTTTGACCGGCGTCACGGCAACTGACATCATCGGTGTCAATGCCCACAAAAAGCGCCTTTGGTTTGTCGTCAAGGATTCGACGAAGGCATACTACCTTGCCACTGAGGCCATCGCGGGTGCCGCAACGTCGTTTGAGCTTGGCTCGCTGTTTACGCGCGGCGGCTACCTCATGGCCATGGGAACCTGGACGCGCGACGGTGGCTCGGGTGCCGATGATTACGCGGTGTTTGTTTCAAGTCGGGGGCAGGTCGCCGTGTACCAGGGCACCGATCCTGCAGCGGCCGACACATGGGCGCTTGTCGGCGTGTTTGATTGCCCCGCACCGATTGGGCGGCGCTGCTTTACAAAGTTTGGCGGCGATCTGCTGCTGATCACCGTTGAAGGCGTCTACCCGCTGTCGCAGCTGCTTTCGGTCGATCAGAGCCAGGTCAGCCGCGTTGCAATCTCCAATCGCATCTCGGCCGCAATGACGGTGGCGGCGCAGTCCTATGCGAGCAATTGGGGATGGGAGGCGTGCGTCTATCCCAAGGGCACGCAGCTGATCATCAACATCCCGACCAGTGAGAACGCGACGGCAGTCCAGTACGTCATGAACACGCTCACAGGGGCGTGGTGTGAGTTTGACGGCATGAATGCGAATTCATGGGTCGTCTATGCGGACAATCTTTATTATGGCGGGCAAGACGGAACTGTCTATCAAGCAGATGTAGGTTCTGCCGATGTAGACACGCCGATAACGGCAGTCGGCCAAACTGCCTATTCGGCGTTCGGCTCGCCCGGTTCGGTCAAATACTTCTCAATGATCCGGCCGCTTTTGTTAACGTCTGGGTCCCTTCGTCCGGCTATCGGCGTGTCGGTGGACTTTCAGGAAACGTCCACTTTATCAACGTTGACTGCGGTCACGTCAACGACGACTGCCCGATGGGATTCGGCGCGGTGGGATATCGATGTTTGGGCCGGAGATGACGTAGAGGTGAACGACTGGACTAACACCATCGCTATCGGCGCTTATGCGTCAATCAAGTTCCAAGCGCAGACGGGTGCGGTGTCGGGCGGCTCGTTGTGGGGCGTGTCGAAGTGGGGCGTCGATCTGTGGGGTTCGCAGGGTGGCGAGACGCAGACCATGAAGATCAATGGGTTTGTCGCGCTA